TAACTCGATGAAAGATTCATCTTTAAATTTTTCAATCATTGGCGTAAAGCCTGGAGATGTTGTGGTTAATAAAACTACAAGTAAAGTTGCAAGCGTATTATTCGTAGACCAAGCAGACCCTAGCCTTTTGTATTTAGACGCAGATATTTTTACAGCTGTAGGGGATAGCTACTGTATACTAAGTTTATCCAGGGGAGTGAACGAATGCGAGAAGGTTACCAATAAAAAGATAACTCAATTGAATATGTCTAACCTGACTAAGCCAACAGAGCTTTTTCCTGCATATTCAAATAGCTCTACTGTGATTCAAGTTTTTCCACAAGATATACAGGTTGGTGTTAATCAAGGTCAGACTTCTTTAGGAAGAGTTCTATGTCAGTACATAAGATACCCAAAAGACCCTAAGTGGACGTATGCATCTCTTGTTGGTGGCACACCTGCTTTTAATCCTTCTAGTCCTTTGTATCAGGATTTTGAATTACCCCTTGATGATGAGCCTAGTTTAGTAAACAAGATATTACAGTACGCAGGAATGTCTATTAGAGAAACCGAGGTAGCTCAGTTTGGACAAGTTCTAGATACAACAGATAATCAAAACGAAAAATAATGTCATACCTAAGCGAATATCAGTACTATGAAAATAATGGAAACTCACCAGAAGATGCTAACTGGGGGTCATACCAATACGTAAGCCTGTACGATATAGTTAACAATTTTATGTTGATGTATGCAGGTAATCATAGTCTAGTAAACAATGAAGAAAGATACAGAGTGTTGTTTCATGCTAAGAGAGCAATACAGGAACTTAACTACGATGCTTTTAAAGAATTAAAAGTTCTTGAGCTAGACGTTTGTGACACACTAAGATACGTTCTTCCTTCAGACTATGTGAACTGGGTAAGAATATCTTTATATAAAGATGGTATTCTTAGGCCTTTAACAGAAAACATTCAGACTAACTGGAGTAACGCTTACTTACAGGACAATGATTGTAGAATATTATTCGATGAGGATGGAAACATTTTAAAGCCATCTACATCCACGATAGACCTTCAAAGGATAGAAGGTACTAAAAAAAGTATTTACTTAAACCAGCGCAGTCCTTACAACAACAGAGAGGGGTACTGTATTGACGGTGCCTGGTATTTTGATTATGGTATTGGTGGAAGATTTGGTCTAAATACAGAGACAGCAAACTCTAATCCAACATTTAAAATAAATAAAAAAGCTGGGGTTATAAACTTTAGCTCTGATATGGCAGGAGAGCTTTGTATTTTAGAATATGTTTCAGACGGAATGGAAGGCGGAGACGATACCTTGATAAGTGTTAACAAACTATTTGAAGAATATGTTTATGCTTACATTCAGTTTGCTATATTAAACGGAAAGTTTGGAGTACAAGAATATATTGTAAGTAGAGCAAGAAAAAGAAGCTCGGCTTTATTGCGTAACGCTAAATTACGAATTAGCAACATACACCCTGGTCGTTTATTACAGAACATTAGAGGTATGGATAAGTGGATTAAATAAACATGGCAGAAGTTACTAGAAATTTTATTGCAGGGCGAATGAATAAAAGCGTTGATGAACGCTTATTGCCTAATGGTGAGTACGTTGATGCCTTAAACGTAAGGCTTGGTTCTACAGAAGAATCAGAGGTGGGCTCTGTTGAGAACGCAAAGGGCAACACCAGATTGACCAGCTTAAGTATAGACTCAATTCCTTTAAGCGACAACGCTACCTGTATAGGTGCGTTTGAAGATGGACAAAGAGAAACTATATACTGGTTTGTTCATGACCCAACATTTCAACCAAGTGCTGGTGTTAGTGTGGTTGCAGACCTTGTTGTATCATTTAATGTAATACAAAGCCTTCTTACATATCATGTTGTTACACGTCAAAACCCTCTTATTATAGACAGCATATCAGTTCTTAATTTTAACCCTAGGTTTTTAATTACAGGGGTTAATAGAGTTGAAGACTTGTTGTTCTGGACTGACAACTATAATCAGCCAAGATTTATAAACATTAAAAGAAACTATGATTCATTTGCTGATGACTTAGCCGAAGAGTTATTAGTTATTAAAAAACCGCCTACACAAGCACCAACTTTCGAGCTGGTTAATGTTGGTGGTGAAGAGAATTTTTTAGAAGAAAGATTTATAACATTTGCATACAGATATAGATATGAGGACGGAGAGTACTCTGCGTTGTCTCAGTTCAGCGAGCCAGCATTTGCTCCTAAGAACTTTGAGTATACTATAGACTCAGGGTTAAATGAAGGAATGATAAACGCTTTTAATAGCGCCAATGTTACATTCAATAGTGGGGGAAGGTTGGTAAAATCTGTAGAGGTTGTCTTCAAAGAAACGACAAGTAATGTTATAAAGTCAATTGAATTATTTAATAAACAAAATCTAGGGTACGCAGACAATACCAATTATGTTTTAAGCTTTAACAATAGTAAAATATACACAGTTCTTAATGCAACGCAGCTTGTTAGAATGTTTGACAATGTTCCGCTAAAGGCTCAGGCTCAAACAGTTATGGGCAATCGTTTGATATATGGAAACTATGTGGACGGGTACGACCTGGAGGACTTAAACGAAAACCCCATAAGACTAGAATATTTTACAGAACTTATTTCTGAAGAGATTGGGATAGGAGAATTTCCAGACTTTAGCACTGCTTATATTTACTCTATTGATGTTCAGAGAAGCACAGCAAATGCAGCGGCATTTTTTAACCTTGCTGATGTTGAACTAAAAGCAGGGGCAACTTTGTTTTTTGAGATTAGATATGGGCATCAAGGCTTCAGTGGAGACACACCTTCACCAACTCAGACATCAAGTAACTTAGAGCTAGACTTTTCTTTTAATCTTCCCGTTGATTTTAACAGTGTTTATGAACTATCTATTGACCCATCGTTTGTTAATCTTATAGGAACAGCGCTAAACATAAAACCTGTGTATGATAATACACCAGGGAGTGAAACCTCTTGTGACGGTAACACCGTAACAGATAATTTTAATTGTTTTATACCTAACAACCTAGATGCGTTAACTAAATTTGCTAGTGGGATTAGTGGGGAAGGACAACCAATAAGAATAATAAGCTCTCCGTCAAGCACAGAGATAGGTATTGTTCCTGTTGCTATGAGGTTTGTTGACGCGCTAAACAATCCAACATTTAATGTATATGAGTACTATCAAGTAACTTCAGCAAGCGGTACTTTTTTAAGCACAGGAAACCCAAAGAGTCTTCATAGTGATAGAGATTATGAGGTAGGTATTGTGTATATGGATGAGTTTAATCGTTCTAGTACAGCATTAGTTAGTCCACAGAATACAGTTCATGTAGGATGCTCAAAATCTGCAACACAGAACTCTGTGCAGGTAACTATTCCACAATCACAGCTTGCGCCCTCTTGGGCTGATAGATATAAGTTTGTTATGAAGCCTGACTTCGAGGACTACAATACAGTATTTACAAATCTTTTCATAGCTGACACCACAACGTCTGCGGTATTCTTTTTATTAGAAGGGGAGAACGCAAGAAAGGTTCAGGAAGGAGATAGGCTAAGGGTAAAAGCGGATACAAGTGGTGTAACATCTAGATGTCAGTACGCTACCGTATTAACTAAGACTGCTGAGACTAGGGATTTTATAGTTCCTGCCCCTACTTCTGAATCTGGTCAAGAAATTCCAATACCTGCAGGGACTTACATGAAAATTATTCCTAATGACTTTACGGTAGTAGAGGCTGAGCTTCCATTTATATTAGAAGGGCACAAAAACAATTGTGCTCAAAGAGGAGGTCAGCATCCAAGACTGAATTACCCTGTAAGTATCCCAGACCCAGATAATCCTGGGTTCTATTTACAGTACGACATACCTCAAGGGTCTAGGGTAAATATAAATGTTACGTTTAAGAGAGATGGAACTAATGGGAAGTGTGAAAAAAGAACGTATATTTTAGAGCTTAAATTAGTAGCCTCTCAGGACTATGATAATTTTAAAGAGTTTTTTGACGGAGACAACATCGCGTCAAGACTTGATGGCGGTAGAGTTGAGGTGGCTGGAGACCAGGATTGTCCTCCTCCTTACTTTGCTAATTACTATAACCCAGCTTTACGAACACCAGCGGAAGGACAGATGCCTGAGGATAGATGTGTTTATCAGTGGCAGTTTATAGAAGGTAATGAAGGTCCTGCAGGAGACCCTGGTAACGCATTATACTTAGGTCTTGTAGGTACTAATAGCTGTTCAGGTGCTGCGAATAGTCAGAAGAGACGCGCATGTATTGACGCTACAATTGAAGTATTTAGGGCTGAGACCACGCTAGTTTTTGAAACAGAGCCTCAGGATGCTACTCCTGATTTATGGTATGAGTCAGCTGATGTTTATAGTATTGATAAAAACACTGGAACACACGAAGGTAATATACAGAATCAGACAGCGACTCAGCCAGCTATTATTAAAACTGATTTCTTTAATTGTTTTTCTTTTGGTAACGGGGTTGAGAGCTATAGGATTCGTGACTCTGTTGTGGGTAAAGAATTTTCTTTAGGTGAAAGAACCACTTCTACATCTGAGGTAGAGTTTAGACAGGCACATCGTTTTGCTGACTTAACATATAGTGGCGTATACAATGATGAGAGTAATGTAAATAAGCTTAATGAGTTTAACCTAGGTTTACTAAACTTCAAACCGCTTGAGGATGTTTACGGTCCTATTGAAAAGTTAAGTGGTAGAGAAACAGATATACTTGTACTTCAAGAGGATAAGATATCCTATGTATTAGCTGGTAAAAACCTGATTAGTGATTCAATTGGAGGAGGTACAGTTGCCTCTATACCTGAGGTACTAGGAACGCAGATAGCTAGGATTGAAGAGTACGGAATATCTAGAAACCCTGAGAGCTTCTGTTCGTGGGGATTTGATAAGTATTTTACTGATGCCAAAAGAGGAGCTGTTATAAAATTAACAGGTTCTTCAGGGTCTAACGAGCAGCTTACGGTTGTGTCCGAATCAGGAATGAGGTCGTGGTTTAGAGATAGATTTATATCAAGTATAAACTATCAAAAGATTGGAGGCTTTGACCCGTACATGAACGAGTATGTTCTTAGTATGAACCCAATTGAGTTACCTTCAGAAGAGGAATGTATTGCTTGTGGTATTAACAGAGAGTTTGCTTTTAATAGCGACAAATCTGTTGAGTACTGCTTAGACCTAGGTACAATAGTTGGAGATACAGCTTTAACTGTAACTGCACAAACACCATCAGGTTCTGACCTTAGTTCTATTAGAGTTAGATATAACTCTGTTGATGTCGTGCCTACTACATTGCTTTCTAACGGAACAACTGGATGGATTTTTGACAAGAATAGTGTTTCACAAACTACAGCAACTGTGTTTATTGAAGGGAAAAAGAATTCTTCTTTAACAGTTAGGCTTGCTTGTCCAGCCCCAACAGGTATTAGAGTATATCAGATATGTTTAACAAACGCTCCTGATTCTGGAAACAATATTCATAACGAGTACAGATGGACAGACGGTGATTTTGTATCACCGCTTCATAGTGAGCAGGTTACATTTTTAGATGATACAGGAACTTTTATTATAAGTCAGTACACAGATATATTTGCTCCGCAAGGAGGAGGTGTTGTTCCTGCTAACGGTGCCGAAGTAAGTATTATATCTAACAAGAGACCAACGGATAGTTTTGTGTTTGACCCATCTCAAGATTCTTTTTATTCATTGAGAACAAGTACAAATTACCCACCAACAACTGCTGGGATAACAAGCCTATTAAGTGCGGCAGGTGCTCCACTTCCTTTGAATGTTAGTCAAGCGCCTTTAATTTATTCAGGAGAATTTACAATGCCTGATGTCGGTGGCAACCTGTATCTAGTGTATGACTACAGACAGTCAACACCTGCAAGCTTATGCTATTCAACATCAAGCCTTCAGAACGCTTGCTGTGATTGTCAAGAACCTTAAAAAAAAATATAATGTCACCACTTGAAACATATTACCTAAACGGACCTGACCTTGCGTCATCAACCGCCATCTTTACAGATATTGGAATGGATACCTGTGCTCCAGATGGATTTTATTCTGACGAGAACATTGCGCGTGAGCTGATTAACTGTGTTTTACAGCCTGCTCAGAATTGTCCAGAGGAGTGTGTTCCGCCTAGCTTCTTTAGGGTTCTAATAGAGGAAGACCCCTGCAATACTTTTTGCCAGCTCGGTGCTAATTATGATATAGACGTAGAGTTTACTACTGTTTCTGGTAATAGCTATACTCAAATAGTTATTGGAGATGAAATAGTTGAACCGCTGGCACCTGAGGGGCTAGATGGTTTTTATGCTGTATCAGAGTATGTAGGGAATACCTCCAGCCCTTCAACTAACTTTAAAATATTAGAGATGGAAGGTCAGTTCATTGTAAATATTCTAGAATGTGGAATAGGATATGCATGTGACACTCTTTAATTTAAAAATATGGAAGAAAACTTTTTATACACATTAACATACAGCGCATCCTCTAAGGGATGGCCTTCTTTTTATTCTTACTACCCTGAGATTATAAAAGGAATGAATCAGTTTATGTACAGCTTTAAAGGAGGCAACCTTTACGAGCATAATACAAACGAGGTAAGAAATAATTTTTACGGAGAGCAAGGGATTTCTAAATTAACAAGTATATTTAACGATGTTCCTACAGAAAATAAAAAATTTAAAACAATTTCTCTGGAAGGAGATGATGCTTGGACTGGAACTTTTATAACAGACCAACAGACTACAGGGTTTATTAACTACTCTGAGTTTGAGAAGAAGGAAGGTGACTGGTTCTCTTACATTAGAAACGAAGGAAGTGTTCCTGCTAATGCAGACCAATATCCTTTGCGTTCATTAACAGGTATTGGTGTAAGTGATAGTATACAGGTTGGACTTGTAGATGCAGAGATT